GTCTGTGTAAGGGCCGCAGTGGTGCCAGAATTCAACTCAAGAAAACCAGGACCAAGAGTACCAGCACCACTAATCAACTGAGCAGGAGACCAGAGATGAGTAAAGCGAAGCATAGTAGTGTGCCCAGTTGTAACTGCCGTAGGTCCAAGACTGACTTGTCCACGGATACAAAATCCCTTCGGAAAGAAGGAATTAGCAATAAAGTCTTTCTCAGTAACTCCTTGCGAAAGAGCGGCCCAGATATTGCGAATATACGTAACACGAGATGTACCATCACCTTCCCTCAAATCGACATTTGCCGCAGACGGGTTATCAAACTTCTTTGCCTCCGCCGTACGGAGGATGACACCCCTAACTTTACGAGCGAATGACTTACGACCACGGCGGAACATACGCCGTTTACGAAATGTACGACGTCTACGGAACACAGGACGTCTACGAAAGGTTGTGCGCCTTCTGAATGCCATTCTTAATTTCTTTGGTCCAACAACAGGTGTTGGGGGAGGAGTGCCTAATTGGGAAAGTTTCCTTTTACGTCCTTCGATGGAAGCGTCTAATTTGTGGAGGGGATAAATTGATGCTGCAGTTCCTAATGCAGCGATTCCAAGTTGCCAAGCGGCTGAGGCCATCGAAAAGTTTTTCGATTTTGCGCAGCAGCCTTTATAGCTATAAAGCTCCCGCTTTCCGCTTTCTGCGTGGGTAATATTATTCCACGCAGAAGTTCATGCCAGCCTTCCGTTTCAATGCCAAGCGAGTATTTCTCACGTATCCAAGATCTGGCGACACTACCTGCGAGCAACTTGCTACCTTCCTTACGAGAGATAGAGGTGCTTCCTGGCATTGTGTTGCTCTCGAGCAGCATGAGGACGGGGGAAACCATCTTCACGCTTATGCTGAGTGGGTGGAACGGCTCGACGTCAGAGACGAGCGACATTTTGACTTGGATGGACTACACCCTAACATTCAATCCGTACGAAACAGAACACACGTTCTTAAGTACATCCAAAAGGGCGGTGATTATATCGGAAATTGCGAGGCAACGTCATCTACTACCACCAAGTACGGCGACATTGTTGCAAACTCCACAGGGCCTGTGGACTTTCTGGCAAACGTTCTTTCACAGTATCCTCGAGATGCTGTACTCAACTATGAGCGACTGCAGTATTTTGCCAACACCAGATGGGGAGACACGACTGCAGAGTATGTACCAGAGTTCACAGAATTCTGTACGCCACCTGCTCTGACGGAGTGGACTGCGCAAAATTTGGAGGTAATATATACCTTACCCTATCCTCCCTAATCCTCTAACCCTGACCCTTCCTACCTAACTAACCCTAATACCCTAATCCTCGCTGCGCTCGCTAACTCAATATCTAGTATAGATGGGAAGAGGACGACCTAAGTCCTTGGTTGTTATATCCCCCTCAAGATATGGAAAAACAGAATGGGCAAGGTCCTTGGGTAAACACATGTACTTATGCGGACAGTTCAACCTCGACGACTGGGACGATTCTGCCTCGTACATCGTCCTCGATGACTTCGACGTCAAGTATTTCCCACAGTGGAAGTCCTTTTTGGGATGCCAGCGATGCTTTGTTCTTACCGACAAGTACCGAAAGAAACGAACAGTACAGTGGGGCAAACCATGTATCTGGTTATGCAATCCTGAATACGATCCTAGAGGAGAGCTGGGAAGATCTAGAGAATGGCTTGAACTAAATTGTGTGTTTGTCCACCTATCTACTCCTTTATTCACTTAAGGATCTTTGAAGTAAACACTCAGTCTATAATCCATATTGCATGCAATCGCATTGGCAACAGAATTTGTAGTACGAATAGCTTGAATAACAAGGTAATGAGCTCCAGTCTTGAAAACATTGGGAGAAGGAAGTGCGCCCTCGAGTGGATCATTAATCTGCATTTTCTTACGACGCATAGGGAACCATAGGTTAAATGGAGTGACAGGAGAAACATTGGTTTCCTCATTTGTCTCGGCGGACGGGTTAACGACGACGGTGTATGAACGAATAACTTTCACTCTGTTCTTGTTAAAAGGTATAACCCAACCATTTCCAACGTATCCAAGAGTTCCAGTTCCCTCAAAGAAGAGAGGAACCTCTTCAGGAGACAGCACGGCAACGCCAGCAGTCTGTGTAAGGGCCGCAGTGGTGCCAGAATTCAACTCAAGAAAACCAGGACCAAGAGTACCAGCACCACTAATCAACTGAGCAGGAGACCAGAGATGAGTAAAGCGAAGCATAGTAGTGT